TCCTCTTGAACTGCTGCCGCGGCGCCGGCAAGTCGCGCGTCACCAGCGCCCTGGCCCTGCACACCGCCCTGTTCCACCGCGACGCCCAGGCCCGCCCCGCACCCGCCCTGGTCCTCCTCATCAGCCGGGCCCAGCGCCAGGCCCAGGAGCTCTATCGCTACGTCCGGCAGGCCTACAACGCCATCGGCCGGCCCTACGGCGCCGTCAAGGAGACCGAGACGCAGCTGGAACTCGGCAACGGCTCCCGCGTCGTCTCGCTGCCCGGCAAGGAGGCCACCATCCGCTCCTACCAGGGCTGCCAGCTGCTCGTCCTCGACGAGGGCAGCCGCATCCCCGACGACCTATTCGCCTCGGTCACCCCGATGGTGTCCGTCTCCGGCGGCCGGATCGTCGGCCTGTCCACCCCGTTCGGCCAGCGCGGCTGGTTCTGGCGTGAGTGGCACGACGAGGGCGCCGCCTGGCTCCGCTTCCGCATCCCCTGGCAGCGCTGCCCCCGCCACGACGCCGCCTTCATCGAGGAAGAGCGCCGCCGCTTCGGCGACAGCTGGGTCCAGCAGGAATACGAGTGCTCCTTCACGGCGCTGGAAGGCCTCGTCTACCCGGACTTCGAGCAGGCGCTCACCATCTGCCATCGCCTGCCCCACCCCGGCGACAAGCCGCTCGGCGGCATCGACTGGGGCTGGCACAACCCGTTCGCCGCCCTGTGGGGCGCGCTCGACCGCGACGACGTGCTGCACATCAACCAGGAGCGCTACCTCCGCCAGGTCCCCCTGCACGAGCACGCCCGGGCGCTCCCCCGCGGCCATCTCTGGTACGCCGACCCGGCCGGCCGGACCGAGATCGAGGAGTTTCGCGTCTTCGGCCACAAGGTGCTGCGCGGCTACAACGACATCCGCCTCGGCATCCAGGCCGTCACCGCGCGCCTCCGCACCGGCCGGCTGAAGGTCTGTTCCGCCGGGTGTCCGAACCTCGTGCAGGAGGCGCGCCTCTATCGGTACCCGACCCCGGCCGAGCGTGCCATCTGCGGCGAGCTGCCCGTCGACGAGCACAACCACGCCCTGGCCGCGCTCCGCTACCTGGTGAGCCGGATCGACCACCGCGCCATCGCCCGGCAGCGCGGCGGCCTGAAGCACGAGGCCGTCCCGCCCCACGACCTGGCCGACACCGCCGCGGCCGTCCACGGCGCCCGGATCGAGCCGCCGCGCGAGACGCCCGCCGAGCGCTTCCAGCGCATCTGGAATACCCCCGAGGCCTGGAGTAACTGATGGACCCCGCCGCCCTCGACCGCCTGTTCGGCTCCCCGCCCTGGGTCCCCGCGAAGGCCCAGGCCAAGCAGAACCCGCCCTTCAGCCTCACCGGCGGCCAGTGGACCGGTACCGCCTACGTCGACGCCTACAAGCGCACCCGCCAGCCCACGCCGAACGAGCTCATGGCGGAGCTGAAGAACACCGCCTGGGCCTGCGCCAGCATCAACGCCGCCGTCTGCGCCAGCAACCCGCCGGCCCTCTACGTGGCCACGATCGCCGACCAGAACGCCGCCAAGTGTCCGACCCGTCCCATCCCGAAGGCCCTCGACCACCGCCTTCGCAAGATCGCTCACCTCCCCGCGCGCATCAAGCAGGCCAGCCGCATCGAGCGCGTCGTCGATCATCCGCTCCTCGTCCTGCTCGACCAGGTCAACCCGGTGCACAACGCCTTCGACCTCTGGGAGCTCACCACGCTCTACCAGGAAGTCCACGGCATCGCCTACTGGTATCTGCAGCTGGGCCCCCTCGGCGTGCCGGAGCAAATCTGGCTCCTGCCGACGCAGAACGTCACGCCCCAGCGCGACCCCAACTCCCCCGCGGTCGTCGACCGCTACGTCTATCAGACGGGCGCGCGCCGCCAGGTCTTCCAGCCCCGCGAAGTGATCGCCTTCCGCTACCCCGACCCGCGCGACCCGTACCTCTCCGGCCTGTCTCCCCTCCGCGCCTGCTACGAGCAGGTCGCCCTCAAGAGCGAGTACAGCGCCATGCGCTCGGCCATCTACGAGAATCAGGCCATCCCCTCGGCCATCGTCAGCCCCGACGAGGCGATCAGCGAGGAGGAGCGCGACCGGATCGAGGCGCAGTGGAACCAGAAGTTCCGCCGCGGCGGCTCGGGCCGGGTGCTGGTGGCCGACTACAAGATGAAGGTCGATCTGTTGCAGCAAAGCATGGGCGACCTGGCCCAGCTCGCGGAGATGCGCGCGACCCACGAGGACATCTGCAACGCCTTCCACTGCCCGATTGCGTACTTCACGACCAACACGAACCTGGCCAATCTCCAGGCCGCCGAGCGCCAGCACATGACCCTGGCGATCCGCCCGCGCCTGCAGCGCCGCGATGAAAAGATCAACGAGCAGCTGATCCCGCTCTACGATCCGAGCCGGCGCCTGTTCGTGGCCAGCGAGGACCCGACGCCCGTGGAGCCCGAGGTCTACTGGCAGCAGCAGAAGGTGGACATGCAGTTCGGCATCCGCACCATCAACGAGATGCGCGCCGAGGAGGGCCTGGAGCCGGTCCCCTGGGGCAACGAACCCTGGCTGCCCGCCAACTGGTGGCCGGTCAGCCAGCAGCGCGGCGTCGATCAGCAATCCAGAGCCACAGAGGTCACAGAGAACACAGAGAGGGATACCCAGGACGGAGGCAAGTGATGCGACGCCGAGGACCTGGTCCGAGCCCGAGCGCCAGCGAGGGGCACCGTGGCCGCCTCGCTGGCGCTCGGGCTCGGACAATCATCTGCGACGCCCAGGGAGAACCGTGATGGCGCGGCGACGACGACCCCGGCCGCCGAAGCGGCGGCGCAGCGGCCACCAGAAGATGAAGAAGCCCGGCAAGCACGGCGGCGCCGGCAGCAGCCAGGGCGGAGGCGGCAACCCCGGCTTCGACCCCGGTTACAACTTCGAGGGCAGCGGCGACAACCCGACCGCCGGCGACCACGTCGACGCCGCCCAGAATCAGCCCATCGACCTCGCCGACGGGTGAAAGGCGCTCGGCGCGGTTTGATGAGGCGCAGACGTTTCGTGTAGGACGCGAGAACCTAGCGCAGGTCAGCAAGGGCCAGAAGGGATGGCTTTTTCTCCCCCACGGTGGCAAGGTCCACGGGGACCGGAGACGGGATCAGACCTTGAACCAGGTTGGGCTTGGTTAGTTCCTTGCCGTGGATCAGTACCAGCGGAAGGTCGAGGAGGCTCCCATCCAGATTGTTGAGCGCCTGGAGAAGATGTCTGGCGGTGTAGTAGACCTGTTCTTCCTTGTTGCTCATCTTGATGTCCTCGAACCAGCCCTGCTGAGGGTTTAGGGTCTCGGGCAAGAGATGCAAACGGTCAGGTCCAGGCCGAACCGTTCCTTAACAAATCGGGCAAGGGCTTTATGAGAGGCGTCCGGTCCCAGGTGAACGAGTGCTTCTGCGAGGGCCTGCTTTTGTGTGGGGGTCTGAGCAGCAGCAGGCTTTTCTTCGCGCCGTCCCCGCCGCCGGGAATCATGGGGCATCTTATCGCCTCCCTGGAAAAAAAGAACTGGCAAGATGCGCAAGTTGTGCACATCGGAGCCAGTTCGAGTGTAGCCTACCGGCCTGCTTTCCCACCAGGCCGGCGCACTCTATAGATGAGATCGGTCGAAACCGCAAGCGAGTTTATTGTGGCCTCGCCCCTCGTTCCCAAACTCCGTTTGGGAACGAGAAGCGGTGCCCCTCTTTCTTCATCCGTGTTATCCGTGCAATCCGTGGTTCAGAGGACCCATCATGACCCCCATCCCCAGGTTCTACGGCGACTGCGAGGGCCCCCTCGGCTTTCCGATGAAGACCCAGCAAGCCCGCGGCCTGGAACAGCTGCTCAAGGCACTGCCGAAAGAGCCCGCCTACGCGTACCGCCACCACATCATCGCCAAGGCAACCACCGAGCTGCTCGACGGTGAGCGCGCCGACGTCTCCTGGATCAGCACCGAGGCCTACGACCGCGACCGCGAGATCGTCGTCGCCAAGGGCATGAACGACAGCCAGTTCGCGCTCAACCCGCTCGTGACGCTCCAGCACGCCTACCACTGCCCGCCCGTGGGCCGGTCGCTCTGGCGCAAGCGCGTCAAGGACGGCGACCGGGCCGGCATCAAGGCCAAGACGGTCTACCCCGCCGCCCCGAAGGACTGGGATGCGACCACGAGCGGCCCCTGGCCCGCCGACAAGGCCTTCCAGCTGGTGCAGGCCGCGTTGCTCAACGGCAAGTCGATCGGCTTCCTGCCGCTCAAGGTCCATTACACCCCGCAGGCCGAGGCGGAGAAGCTCGGCGTGCCGGTCGATACCCGCGTCATCGACGAGTGGCTGCTGCTGGAGTACGCCTGCGTCTACCTGCCGGCCAACCAGGAGGCGATCGTCGAGGCCGTCAGCAAGGGCCTGCTCGACCACCTCCCCGATCCGCTGGAAGAGGCGCTGGAGGACCTCGACGAGCAGAAAGGCCCGGTCCCCTACGCCGGCGGCCCGAAGGCCCCGAAGGACCATCCCTGGAACGCCGCCGCCGCGCGCGAGCGGATCAAGGAATGGGCCGGCGGCGCCGACTGGAAGCCGGGCAAGTACCGGCGGGCCTTCGCCTACGTCGACGGCTTCGGCTCGCAGCTGTCGCAGTACAAGCTGCCGCACCACGACGTGATCGACGGCGAGCTTCGCGTCGTCTACCACGGCGTGACGGCGGCGATGGCCGCCCTGCACGGCGCCCGCTCCGGCGGCATGGACCTGTCCGCCCGCGACCGAAAGGCCGTCTACCAGCACCTGGCCCGCCACTACCGCCAGTTCAACGAGAGCCCGCCCGACCCGAAGGAGCTCGACGTGGAGGCGCCGGACCCCGCACTGGTCGTCCCGTTCACGCCGGTCAGCGAGATCGAGAAGGCCGTGGCGCGGTGCCTCGCCGGCATCGACTTCGAGGCCATCGCGCGGAAAACTGTGCAGGAACATCTTGAACGGCTGGCGGGGCGGGTGTAAGAATTGTG